AATTTAATTGTTAATAGAAACAGTCAACCTATTAATTCAGGGACAAGTAATTTAACTTTAACAACTAACGGTCAAGCCTTTTCATTAGTCTACGTTGATTCAACAAGAGGTTGGGCGTATAAAACCAACACGGCGTAAGGAGCATGGACCATGGCTCTTATTGATTTTAAAGTATTACCTGGAATAGATAAGCAAGATACAACATCTGGAGCAGAAAATAGATGGGTAGATTCAGATAATACAAGATTTAGATACGGACTACCTGAAAAAGTAGGAGGTTGGTCTTCTTTAATATCAGAATCTATAGTAGGGGTTGCAAGACGTGAGTTTGCATTTGTTGACTTAGAAGGCAACAAGTATGTTGCAATCGGTACAGATAAATTTTTACTTTTATATTTTGAAGGTCAAGTGTATGATATTACTCCTGTAAAGTCTACAATCTCAAGTGTTGTAATGTCTGCTCAAGACGCAACTAAAGAAGTTTCATTAACATTTCCTTCAGCACATAATTTACAATCAGGTGATATAATTCTATTAGATAATGTAACAGTGCCGAGTAGTATTGGTTTAACTGATGCTGCATTCGAAGATAAACTATTTCAAGTAACTAGAGTTACTTCATCACTGATAGCGATTGTGACTGGAACACAAACTACAACAGGAGCCGCTGGAGGTGGAGCATGTTCTGTTATTCCTTATGAGCCGGTTGGTCCTGCTGCACAATCTTATGGTTATGGTTTTGGTATTGGTCAATATGGTGGTACTGTTCAAAGTCCATTTACAACAACCTTAAATGGTGCTTTACTTGCAGACACAAATGGTACAGGTGGATCAGGAACTGTTATTAATGTTACATCAAACTCAGGATTACCTACTGCTGGAACAATAGCGGTTGGAAACGAATTAATTACTTATACAGGTAAAGGCACAAATACTTTAACAGGTATTACTAGAGGAGCGTTTGGAACTGCAACTACTGGTACATCAAATGGTCAAGCTCATTCAAATGGATCAACGGTTACAGATGCTTCAAACTTTACAGGTTTTGGAAGTGCTGTAGCAGCTTCTCAAGTAACTCTTGAACCTGGACTATGGTCATTAAGTAATTTTGGTCAAGTATTAGTTGCAACTATTGCAAATGGTAAAACATTTACATGGAATGCAGGAGCAGCATCACCTTTAACAGTTAGAGCGTCGACTAGTACATCTGGGTTTTCTACATCAGCTAACCCAACTGCAACAAGGGTCACACTAGTTTCACCTACAACACGTCACTTAATTCATTTGGGTACTGAAACAACTATTGGAGATACTTCTTCTCAAGACGATATGTTTATAAGATTTTCTGATCAAGAAGATATAAATGATTATACCCCAACAGCTATTAATTCTGCTGGATCACAAAGACTGCAAGACGGAACACGGATTATAGGTTCATTAAAAGCAAAAGAATCTATTTTAGTTTGGACTGATAATGCATTGTACACTATGAAATTTATTGGTGCACCTTTTACATTTGGTTTTGAACAAGTTGGTACTAACTGTGGATTAATTGGAAAAAATGCAGCTGTTGAAATAGATGGTATTGCATTTTGGATGTCTAATAATGGTTTTTTTATGTTTGATGGTACAGTTAAATCTTTACCTTGTTCTGTTGAAGATTATGTTTACAATCAAGCAGATACAACCAAAGGTCAACAAATATGTGCGGGATTAAATAATCAATTTACGGAAGTTGTTTGGTATTATCCTTCAACTAATTCTGAATACAATGATCAATATGTTATATTTAATTACGGACAACCTATGCAAGGTGGTGTTTGGTACATAGGAACTGAAGCTAGAACTTCTTGGATTGATGCTTCGGTATACCAAAAACCTTTTGCAACTAAATTTAACTCTTCAGCAACAGGGACTTTTCCTGAGATTATAGGTGAAGATGGTTTAGGACAAACACAATTTTTTGAACATGAAGTAGGGACTGATCAAATTAATCAAGACGGCACTACAACAACTGTTACATCGTTTGTAAAGTCATATGATTTTGATATACAATCTAGACAACAAGGCACAGAAGGTGTTGCTGGAGATATATTTTTAGCTATGAGAAGATTTGTACCAGATTTTAAAGATTTACAAGGAAATGCTAAAGTAACATTAGCTGTTAAAAAATATCCTCAAGAATCAGATACAACTACATCTTTAAGTCCCTTTACAATTAACTCTAGCACTGATAAAAAGGATACTAGAGCCAGAGGAAGATTTGTTAACATTAAGATAGAAAATACTGATGTTAGTGAGTCTTGGCGTTTTGGCACTTTACGAATTGACATACAACCAGATGGACGTAGATAATGGCAATACCTTTTAATTTAGCAGATCTTATAAAAGCAACACCCGCAAATCAAGTTGTGGATGAAAATTTAATTAATGCAAGAAACATTTTTGGTATTGATGAAGACTATTTATTAAAAGATTATACAGATTATTATATGAACAAGCCACCTGTTATAAATACAGATCAAGGCATTGTATCACTTCCTGTAAACACTAATGTTATTAATCAAGGAGGTGGTGGAGGTGGTGGAGGTCTATCAATTTTTGATTTAAAAAATAAAATCTCTGGAGATACTACTGAAACTTCTACAGGTGGTATTAGCGACTTACAAAACCAACTTTCACAAGGTATTGGTATGCAATCTATTATGGATGCTTACCAAGACGTTAAAGATAACAGCGGAGATGATGTTTCTTTTGAAGAATTTATGGATCGAACAGCTCCTTTCGGAAAAAATCCAATAACAGGAGTAGCATATAAAGAACCAAGAACTATAGCAGATCAAAATAAAATATTTGGTTATGCTTTTTCTGACCCCAGTAAATTTACAGGTATTACAAGTCTAAAAGACTTTTTACCTGGTGGTAAATATAGTTTAACAGGTATGGCAATGAGTGGTTTAAAAGGAATTAATAACGCTATTCAAGGGACTAATTTTGCAAAAGCAAAAACTCTAGCTGATTATAGAGACATGATGAGTTATGGTGGGTACGAAGAAAGAGAAGCTGCTAGAGAAAAAAATATGGCAGACGCTAGAGAATTACAAAAAGATATAGATGCTGGAAAATATGGCAAGTCAGGTATAGATGATAGAAATATGGGTCAAGATATAGATAAAGATAAAGATAAAAAATCAGCAGGATACAGTTATGCTGATACTCCAGGAGGTGGACAAACTCAAGGAGAAGGAAACGGAGGTCAAAATAATAGCGGTGGAGCAGGAGATAACGCAGGTACTTCTGGAGGAACAGGCGGTAGAAGAGGTGGAGCAGGAAGATTTAGATAATGGCTAAAGTAGTAGTAAGATTACCAGAACCAAAAGAAGAGTATGACTTTTCTAACCAGAAACAAATTAACAGAGCAATTGCTTTAATTGTAGAACAATTAAATTCTACGTTTTTAAACGAACAAAAACAAGAACAAGAAAGGTTTGCTTGGTTTAATGGCTAACATATATACAAATGCAAAAGTAGATTTAACTACTACATCGGAAACAGTTTTATATACAGCTCCTAGTAACTCTAGAGCGATTGTAAAATCATTGTTAGTATCAAATGATGCTGGAAGTGCAGCAACATTAACAGCGACATTAACTAATGCAGCTGCTGCTGTATTTAGTTTATTTAAAGTTAAATCAATAGATTCTAATACTACTGAACAATTATTAACAGAACCGTTAATATTATTAGAGAATGAGATATTGAAAGTTACTGCATCTGATGCTAATGAATTACATGTGGTGGCGTCAATATTAGAAATAAACAGGGATTAATATGTCATTTATAGAAACAGAAGCATCAGTAAGATACGAAACAGTTAATGGTAAAAAGACCATGATTATTACACCTAAGTGTGAGGTCACCTTAACTAATATGAAAACAGGTCAAGAATATATGTCAGATTCAGAATCAGATGCTGATGTAGATAACCCTGAAACAGAAACTAAAAGAGAAGATATACGTAGAGACGTTAAAATAACAGTAGAAGAAATTAATTTAGGAGCAGGTTCTGAGTTGTAAAACTTAGAATTTTATATAAAATAGAACAATGGCAATTTCAAGAATGCAACAAATTAGACAAAATTATGGATTAGGAAGTTTTGTAAAAAAGATTACTAAAAAAGTAACTAAACCTTTTACAAAAGTTGCTAGTAAAATAGTACCCAAAGAGATTGCAGGTATCATGAGAGTAGCTGCACCTTTCTTACCACCAGGATACAGAGAAGCAGCCTACTTGTTAGGTACAGCAAAACAAACTGGTAGAATAAGTCCAATAGACTTAGCTTTAGCAGCAGCACCTACGTTTTTTGATAAGACGCAAATGGGTCAAAATATTAGAAGTAGTGTAAGTAATTATACTTTACCCGGTATGGAAAGAAGTTTAGGAGAAATTGCAGTTGGTTCACCAGGAACTGGAGTAAAAGAAGTTGATTTAGCTTATTCGCCTCCAGGGATTGCTGGATCAGGTCAAGCTCAAGCTCTTACTGGAAACACATTTACTGCAGGAAAAGATGCAACAACAGGTTTATTTGGATCAGAAGGTAAAATGTTTAATTTTGGAAAAGGACAAGGGTTTTCACAATTTAAAGATCAAACGAAATTAGGTAATTTATTATTAGGTAATGATAAAGGTGGTTTTAGTAAATCTAAAATAGCGGGAATAGGTATGGGTGTACTATCTTTAATTCAATCTGCTAAAACACCAGAGGAAGCAGGAAATGCTTATGCTAACGCAACAGGAAATTCTGCAGATTATGATGAGGGGTATAAAATGTTTAGTATGTTAGATACAAGTGCATTTAATATTCCACAACAATTTCAATTACCGGCAGCTAATGGTGGTTTAATGAGAACTAATTATGCAATGGGTAGTGGTGATGAACCTTTACCAGAAGACCCTACCAAACCGGTCAATCCTTTTGGTCCAAAACCAATTGGTCCTTTTCCATCTGACATGGCAGAGATACCTACAAATTTAGATTTAGAAAAAGCTATAAGAGATTTCATAGAGTTTAATGGAAGAGAACCAAGAGACATGCAAGAATTGTTAGATTTTTTTGATGTACCTGCTAAAACAGATGCAGCAGGCGGTGGTCTAATGAGAAGTAATTATGCTCTTGGAGACATGGCCATGAACCAAGCTCCAAGTATGGGGATGGGAATGGGTATGTCCTCTAACCTAGGATCACGGCCCACGAATCAAGAAAGTGGTTTAGGAGGGCTTCCAATTGAAGCAGATATGAGGTATACTGGAGGCTTCATGCCATATGGTGAAGTTGAAAAAGCCGATGACGTGCCTGCTAGATTAAGCAAAAATGAATTCGTATTTACTGCAGATGCTGTAAGAGCAGCAGGTGGTGGTAGTGTACAACAAGGTGCTAAAAAAATGTATGACGCTATGAAAAAATTAGAACAACAACCTGAAGCAAAAGGAGCAATGGCATAATGGCTGAAGAAATAATTAATAAAACGATAACCACAGCACCAGATTATTTACAACCTGGTATAAAAAAATATTTAGAAGGTGCAACTATACAAGCTGGTCAAGCAATGGACACTTCCAAATTTGCGCCAGGTGTTGCAGGTATAGGTTCATTACAACAACAAGCACAACAGTTAGCAGCAAGTCAAGCTGGTCTCGGTACATTACAATTTGACCCTAAGACAGGAACAGTATCAGGTGTTCAAGGTCAAGGTGTTGCAGGATACCAACCATTCTTACA